GTACGCATCAATGGAATCTCCGTCTGCTCCGTTGATACCCATATCGATAAAACCGTAGTCCGCGGGCAGCGTGTGCGTCCAGCCGGGGCCTGACCGCGTGCCGCCTTTGGGCGTCTCGATGCGTACGGGCAAGGCATGATACAGCATCATGTCGCTGTGTGACGTAGAAGCGGAGTCGGCGTCCTCCGCCTTCTCTTCATCAGGCACCGCGTACGCAACCACCTCGCCCGTGGTAAAGGCAATTTGCACCGTGGGCTCACCGAACAGGTCGTGAGTGCCGGTGGTCACCTTACGCACAGTCAATTGCTTGCCGTTTACGTTGACCTTGGCGCCGGGCTTTACACCAGCAGGCAGCGAGTCCATGGCCGGGGCGGTGCCGACTGGAGCGACCATGTCTTCGTCCTCATCTTCCGGGACTTCCTGCAACTTCTCCTTGCCTGCCTTGTCCTCCTCCTTGAGGGCCTTGGCCGGGTCGCTGGCGGCGCTCAATCCACCCTCGCCGAAGAGTCCTTCACCCATCTCGCCCTCAGCCTGCACTTTATCGGAGAGCTTCTCAATGTCCTCGTTGGTAAGGTTGGTGCCGACGCCGGTGAGGCCGCTCGATTGTTTGACTTCCTTGCCTACAACTCGCGGCGACATGATCCCGCCGTTCATGTAGACGACGAGCGTGTCGGCCGTGGCCTTCGCCAACTCCGCCTTCTCCTTTTCATCCAGGACTCGGATGGAAGGGCAGATTAAATCTAAATCGTCAGGCACTTCACCCAACTCCGACATACACAAAACTGGATACATTTTTTCTAGTTGAGGCAGGACGTAGGTCGCCTGATCGCTGGCAATCTTCTCGTCGTACACCTTCTCATCGCCCTCATTGGCTGTGCCACCGAGGCCCGAGTAGGTGCGCCCCCAGAGACGTGTAACAGGGATACCGCTGCCGCCTGAAAGTTCCAATTGAAATAGTTGGTAAACCTCAGCCAGCCCAGAGAACGTGTACGACGTCGCCTCGAGCTTTCCATCCTTTGGTAAAAGTATCAAGCTCTGGCTCGACATCATGGCGTTCACGGCGGAGAGGCGTTGCTCTAGGCGCTTGTTTGCTTCCTGCGTGCCGCCTACGCCGGACAGGATCTGTTCCAGTTGCGGAAATTCAATACCGAGAAGATTTGCGCGAAATGTCAGGTTAAGAATGTTGAAGCTGGCGTTGTCTACCTTGGTGATGGCCTCATAGATCGGCTCTAGTACAGAAATACCCCAGTACGACTGGGCGCCGTCCTCGGGCGCGGGTACAGAAGGTCCAAGAAAACGTAGCAGACGGCTGCTGTGCACTTTGAATGAACCGCCGCCCTTTGTCCGGACTTCGTACATCTCGGGCTTATTGAAGTCGAGCGGCCGGGTGATGTCCGTGCACACGTCTCCTACCGGCGTCAGCCCGGTCCATCGGTCGAATGGAAGCACCCCTTTAAACGACCCGATGCCCACGCTGTCCAGGTCGAGCGGCTCATCAAGTTGGTCGCCCTGGCCGTCGATAATCATCAACGCCCCGGCGCCGCCGAACAGTCTTGCCCATGTGATTGCCGTTAAAATGTTGTTCTTAGTATTCGTCTTACGCAGTGCACGGTCGAGCTTTGTCAAGTCCTTCGGCTCGATGTCGCTCGTCAGCTTGGGCCAAGCCTTCACACAATCTTGGGCCGGGATGTCGACGATCTTCCGGCTGACCCAATGATTTCTGTACAACGTAATTAACTGAAAATAATCGTAACTGAAGCGCACCAGCTCGTAGCTAGCCCCTTGCGCCAGAGAGTTGGTGCCCCAGCCAGACCGCGCCGCGGCATTCGTGAAAACGTCCGCTGCAAACGCAGAGGTCAACCCCTGCGCACCGAGCATCGTCTCGACAAGGTTGGGAACTTTTCGCTTACTCTTAGAGGTCCTGATGGCCGGAGCTTTGTCAGTTGCCTTCGTGCTACGCTTCGACATGCGACCTCCTCTCTTTAACACGACTCCATCGTCGTTTTGCTCCGGCGCGTAAACCAGCTACTAAAGTTGCGCGCTTTATAGGATCCGCCCATTGAGCCTTTGAAGCAACTCTATTGCACTCTTTGGCCGCTTCACTTCGTTTCTTACCGCGCAACTTCAATCCACGCTTCTTACCAATAGATGGATCTGCTGCATTCGCTTGTTTCAAGCTCTCGCTAAGCCGAGCGCGTCGTGTTGGATCACTATCATAAGAGGCTTGAACAATTGCTGCTTGCCGCTCTCGTGCGCCAGGTTCATCGTAGTGTGCTTTAACTTTTGCAGTACGCCGCTTCTGTGATGCTGGTGTAAGTCTTCGTTTTTCCGCCGCACCAGGTCTAGCCCAGTCAGCCTTTAGCTGCCTAGATAGTCGTTTACACTCTGCAGGATCTTCATAAAACTTCTTCAGGCCTATGCTACGCCGCGGTCCAATTGATGGGTCATTTCTATGCGCACGCTTCAGACTACGGCGCAGTTTGCGTTTAGAAACTTCAGATGCCTTATAATGCCCGCCACCTGTCGTAAGGTTGTAACCACCGGGTTCAATTGGATTATCAATAAGCGTATGAAGTTTCTTTATGTAGTAAATTTCCTTCGCATCTAACAACGAAGCGTCGCCAGTCCACATAATTTCAGCAGAAAACTTTAGCTCGCCTGTTTCACGAACATTCTTACGCATTGCATGATACAGTGGAAATCGACTTCCATGGTCACAGTCGTAGATATGTTTCTTCCATCTACGCTCAACTGTCTTCGCCCTTGTCTGCCCCACATACTTCTTTCCGTTGACCAGGTTCGTCAACAGATAGATAAACCCCTTCTTCTGTTCTTCCACAGCCATTCCGTTCTCATTCCACGGTAAACTAACTGAGGGAAGCGCGGGTGAATGACGTCCACGCTTATCGGCCTGCAGAGCCTATCCCTCAATCTGTTAACTACAGCTCTACGTCTTCTGGCTGTAAGATGTCAGCATCACTCATCCAAATGCATGAACTTTCATCGTGAGGTGTTACCACAATTCCACCTTTACTATCCGAATTAAATTCCCATAAAATTCTTGCAGTAAAATCTAATAATGCATCAAGCAACGAAGTGTCAATCTCTAGCCCGCGATAGACCAGACGGTCGCCAGGATTCAACCGCACCTGACGACCGTCGTCCTCCGCTACCGACGCGCTTTTGGCGCGCCTACGTATCCGCATTGGCATGCGGTTCCTCCGTCACACTGTCTGCGTCGCTTTACGGCGCGCCCACGAAGCTTTTCTGCTTTTTGACTGCTTCTTTCTATACCAGGGCTGCGCCCAAAGTTCTTTCTGCGAGGCCCCTATCTTAGCCACAACATCAGGGCGACACCTTACCGCGTCAAACTCAGCCTTAGTAACAGGGTCAGCTAAATAAGCAGCCTGTGAAGCACCGCGCCGGTGACAGAGGTAGCGGTGGCCGGCGCGTATGTCAGCAAGCTAATTCCGGACTGGGCGATGTAAGTAGGTGACTGGGCCGAAGCTGCAAGGGGAAGTGTCAACGCCATCAAGGCGCCGATAATTGAGGCGATGATCTTCTTCGTGTCTTTATTGCTCCTTTGGTACGGGGTTAGAGGCTTGTTGTTTGCTCCCCAGGCCTCCTGTGCAGAGTCCGAGAGCCTGTTGACGCGGGTTAGGCCGCTTCGAGCTCCTCGAGGCCTCCTGCGAGCTTCCGGAACTCTTGTTTGCCCATCGTGACGATGCGGCCCTTTGTAGCGACACGGGCCGGGAACGTGATGTCATCCAGGGTAAGTATAACTTCGGGATAACAACGATCGTTGGGGGCGTCTCCACAGTTGTAATGCCCGAGGGTTGACTTAATACCGGCGAGAAGCTCCGGTGAAGGCGGGTCGTTCCAAAAACACACAACGCCGTCCATCTTGGCATGGCTGTCACGTACGCGCGCGTCCTTGCTGGTACGCCAGATGTAGCACGGCAGGTTGAGGTGCTCGGCGCGGGCCTGGGTCAAAGCGCTCGAGCATTTTGCAGTTTCCGTTCTTGAAATTAAGTGTACCCGGCTACGCAGCAACTCCGGGAAGCGTTTTCGCGCCATCTTGTCAATAGTGGCTGCTCGGGCGCCTGCCTGCTGCGCGCGCTCAATTTCCTCGGTAAAGGTTGTGGCTGCTTCAATGGAGAGGCTGCTGATGAGCGCTGCGTTCTCACGTACAATCTGCTGGACTCTTACACCCGTGGGCCCTTGCATTTCCTGCTGTAGCAGGCGGTAGAGCATCGCGCTACGCTGCGACTTTGCAGCGGCCGCGCGCCAGGTGCGCATGTTCTTGGCAGAAACCTGGCTCACCATCCGCTCAGCAAGCAACTGCGATGCGGCTTGGATGTCGGGTTGGCGACTGCGCTCGATGAGAGCCTGTAACCAGGACGCGAAACTTTGCTCCGGTCGCTTCGCTAGCAAGACCCTGCCGGTTATCTGGCGAAGACCTTGCTCATAGGCGCGCTGCAAGGATTGCGTGGGGCCGAACGTCGGTTTCATCGACGTGCCAGCGCTACGCAAACCAGCAGCACAAGCGCGATGGTGATGCTGATGGCCATTCCTATGAAGTCGGCTTGCTGCATTGTCATCATGGGGTTACACCGGCTGAAGATCTGAGTCCAGTGAATTTCGCTTCAGCAAAATCTTCTTTGCGCCTAAACGATCACCTCTTTGCATAGCCTGTATGTACTCCCAAGGATACCCAAATATGTCGGGCTCTTTGGCAGGCTCCTTCTTAGAAGAAACTTTACCACCCCTGCGCTTTAGTTCCTCCGCAGCCTTAGCCTTGCTGAGAAA